ATTTATTCTCCCTAATAATAAATACTTGCAGGAAAGTAAAGTATTTTGGTTTTTTTCAGAATATTTATCTATAAAATAAATTAATTAAGAAAACACAAGACTAATGGCAACAAACAGTAAAGTATTTGTATCACCTGGAGTGTATACTTCTGAAGTCGATTTAAGTTTCGTAGCACAGAGTGTAGGGGTTACTACACTAGGTATTGTAGGGGAGACATTAAAAGGTCCAGCCTTCGAACCTATTTTTATTACAAACTTCGACGAATTCTCAACTTACTTTGGGGGAAGTTCTCCCGAAAAATTCATAAATACTCAAATACCAAAATATGAAGCGGCGTATATCGCTAAATCTTATTTACAACAATCTAACCAATTGTTTGTTACAAGAATATTAGGTTTATCAGGGTATGATGCGGGTCCATCATGGACAATAACAACTAAAGCAAATGTAGACCCAGCAACAGTAGATTTCTATTGTGAAAGTGCTACTACGGTTAACTGTATTGACACATGTGTTGATTATAAAGTAGTTGACTTTGCAATTGATTTCTCAGGTTGTAATAACAGTTTTGGTTCAATATCATTTATTAACCCAACACAAATTCCGGCAGAAATTGCTGAGAAATTAGACATTCCTTACGAATTGTTTGACGGAAGTTTATCAACTGTTCGTACAAACATGACTAACCAAATTTTTGATATTCTAAACGAACCGTCTTCAGAAAACACCTCTATTTATTATTACGGGCCAATTTCAGGAGACACTTACGAAGCGTTTAGTCCTATCTTTACAGCAGAAACAAATGTATATGGTGTTAATAATGTTGATGCTAACCTTATTGATTACGCGGCACCAGAAAATGACCCTTGGTATTATAGTTTATTTGATAATCTTGGTAATGCAGCATATAGTGGTTATTCATTTTGGTCTATTGTCACAGGTTTAACTTTAACACCACCTGTTATAACAACGACAACAACATTACCAGGAACTACAACAACAACAACTACAAATCCTTGTATTACACCAACCCCAATATCAACAACAACTACAACAACTGCTGCACCTGTTAATTGTTATACAGGAACTTTAATTGGTAGAATTTATGTGTTTTCAGGAACTGCGTTTACTGATTATGATGATTTAGTAATAGCAACACTTCGTTCAAGAGGTTTGGCGACATACTCAACAGATGATGGACCTGTTTATGAGGTTAGCGGATTAACAGATGTTACTATGGATTGTTTAGGTGCATATTCAGGTGTAACTAAAAACCCATATGCGACATTTGGTATTAATATTACAAATAAAGATGGTAACACGTATTTCTTTGAAACATCATTCCAAAATTCTGACCCTAAGTATTTACCAAAAGTATTTGGTTCATCTAACTTTGCAAAACCAAGAACAGTAGTTCCTTTATTTGTTGAAGAAAGATTCCAAGCTTTATTAAACTACGGATGGAGAAAAGGGTTTATTAGAGGTTTAAGTTGTAACTTAACAGCTTTACCTAACGCAAGACAAGGTTCTGACCCTACATCAATCGCTTGGTATTTAGAACAATATCAATCACCAACATCACCGTGGGTAGTATCGGAATTAAGAGGTAACAAAGTTTACAACTTATTTAAATTTACAACAATTGCCGATGGTGAGGCGGCTAACACGGAGGTTAAAATTTCAATAGCAAACATTTCATTTAACAATGGAACATTTGACGTATTAGTTAGAGATTTCTTTGATTCGGACTCAAGTCCAGTTGTTATTGAAAAATTCACTAACTGTAATATGGACCCTAATGATAATGCGTTCATTGCGAAGAAAATTGGTACTATTGACGGTGAGTATGAATTGAATTCTAAATACGTTATGATTGAACTTAATGAAGACGCACCAATTGACGCATTACCTTGTGGATTCTTAGGATTTAATTTTAGAGAATATGCGGGTGTTAGACCTCCATTCCCAATTATTAAACAAAAATATGATTTTCCAGGTGAGGTAGTATATAATCCACCATTTGGTTTATCTTCAGGAGCTGACGATATTACAAGAAGTAATGGTGATAATGTACGTAGAACTTATTTAGGTATTTCTGATACTATAGGTATTGACGTTGATTACTACTATTACAAAGGTAAACAACTTCCTTTAGATATTTGTAGTGATTCTACGGGTGAAGATTGGAACTTTAGAAGTAGAGGATTCCATATGGATATTGATGCAAGTGGTATTACTATACCTAATGCATTTGTAACAAGTGGAACCCCAGCATTCTATTGTGGTAGTGCACCGTTTACTAAAGACCCTGATACAGAAGCTAACCCTTACTACAGAATTTTTGCTCGTAAGTTCTCATTCTTAGTACAAGGAGGATTTGACGGATGGGATATCTATAGAGAACATAGAACAAACAGTGATAGATTCGTATTAGGTAGAAATGGTTATTTAAAAGGTTCATGTCCATCAATCAAATATCCTACGGCGACAGGTTGGGGGGCATTTAAACAAATTACGGTTGGAGATAATACACAAGGTTACGCTAACACCGATTACTACGCTTACTTATTAGGACAAAAAACTTTTGTTAATCCTGAAGCGGTTAATATTAATTTATTTGTTACACCTGGTATCGATTATGTAAATCATTCTAACTTAGTTGAAAGTGCAGTTGATATGATTGAAAATGATAGAGCTGACTCACTTTATGTTTGTACAACTCCTGACTTTAACATGTTTGTTCCAACAACAACTAATACACAGGATTTAATTTATCCACAAGAAGCGGTTGATAATTTAGACACTGCAGGAATAGACTCTAACTATACCGCAACTTACTACCCATGGGTATTAACAAGAGATACTGTAAACAACACACAAATCTATCTACCTGCAACTGCTGAGGTTACAAGAAACTTAGCTTTAACAGATAACATTGCATTCCCTTGGTTCGCCGCGGCGGGTTACACAAGAGGTATTGTAAATGCTATTAAAGCACGTAAGAAGTTAACACAAGAGGATAGAGATACTTTATATCAAGGTCGTCTTAACCCAATTGCAACTTTCTCTGATGTTGGAACCGTAATTTGGGGTAATAAAACACTACAAGTTAGACAATCAGCTCTTGATAGAATTAACGTAAGAAGATTATTACTTCAAGCTCGTAAATTAATTTCAGCGGTATCTGTAAGATTACTGTTTGAACAAAACGACCAAAAAGTAAGACAAGATTTCTTAGATGCGGTTAACCCTATATTAGACGCAATCAGAAGAGACAGAGGTTTATACGATTTCCGTGTAACAGTTTCTTCAGACGCGGCTGACTTAGATAGAAACCAAATGACGGGTAAAATCTACGTTAAACCTACAAAGTCGTTAGAATTTATAGACATTACGTTCTATATTACTCCAACAGGTGCATCTTTTGAGAACATCTAAAATAAAATAACAAACAAGTCGACATAAAACCTCGGCTTGTTTAGCCAAATAGTGAAAATGATAAATAAAAAAAGAATAGTAGAAGGTATTGATGAAGAGGGAACACCTGACATGAAATACTATTCATTTGACTGGGATGACAACATACTGATAATGCCGACTAAGATTATCTTAAAGGATGAGGAAGGTAATGATGTTGGTATGTCAACTGAGGATTTTGCTGAATATAGAACAGATATAGGTAAAGAACCTTTTGACTATGAAGGTCATTCTATTGTAGGGTTTAGTGATGAACCATTTAAATATTTTGGTGTTGCGGGAGACAAACAATTTATTGTGGACTCTATGTTAGCAAAACCAGGTCCTGCTTGGCCTGATTTTGTGGAGGCGTTAAATAACGGGTCTATTTTTTCTATCGTTACCGCTAGAGGTCACACCCCTTCGGTAATTAAAGAGGCGGTATACAACCTAATTGTTTCAAATAAAAATGGAATTAACTCAGACGAGTTAGTTAAGAACTTAGAAAAATTTCGACACATTGCCGATGAGGGTGATTTAAATAAACGTGAAATTATACGTGAATATTTAGACCTTTGTAGATTTTATCCTGTGAGTTATGGAGAAGGCTCGGCAACAAATCCCGAAGAAGGAAAAATTAAAGCTTTAAAAGAATTTGTTGAGTATATTAAAGAAGTTTCTGAACAAATTAAGAAGAAAGCGTATTTAAAGAATAAAATAACTAATAACTTTTTACCTATAATTGGTTTTTCAGATGATGATTTAAGAAATGTGGAAAAAGTTAAAAGTCATTTTGAAAATGAGCCAGATAATATAATTAAGACTTATTCTACTGCAGGAGGAATTAAAAAAGAATATTAATAAATAAAACTAGATACTTATATGCTAAGAATAATTTTTTAAATCTTGAAAGTAAAGAGAAAAAATTTATTTGGAGATATTTATAAAAAACAAAATAAACACAAAATAACAAAAAAGAAAGAAAATGGCTGATTTATTGATGAAAATGCCGATACCTTATGAACCTAAAAGACAAAACAGGTTCATTCTTCGTTTCCCAACAACATTGGGTATTAACGAATGGTTCGTTGAATCTACGGCAAGACCACATATAACTATAAACCCTGTTGAGATTCCCTTCCTAAACACTTCAACTTACGTTGCTGGTCGTTTTACTTGGGGAACTATTAACGTTAAATTCCGTGACCCTATTGGTCCGTCCGCATCTCAAGCTCTTATGGAGTGGGTACGTCTATGTGCCGAGTCTGTAACAGGTCGTATGGGTTATGCTGCGGGATACAAAAAGAATGTCGATTTAGAAATGTTAGACCCAACTGGTGTTGTTGTTGAGAAATGGATTTTAGAGGGAACATTCTTATCGGATGTTAACTTCGATTCATTGGCTTATAATACAGATGCTTTAGCGAGTATTACGGCAACATTACGTATGGACCGTTGTATCTTAGTTTACTAAAATTACAATAAAAAATATTTCAGTCAAAATATATTTAAATCCACATGCTTAGGTATGTGGATTTTTTTTGTTTCTATTTAAAAAAAAAGAAATTACTTTATATTTTATTATAAAAGACAAACAATATGGACCAAAGTATCATTGACGCAGGAACGGAGAGTTTTAACTTACCTCACGATATAGTACAACTACCTTCAGGTGGTGTATTTTATAAATCAAAAAAGAAATCAATTAAAGTCGGTTACTTAACCGCAAATGACGAAAACGCCTTAATGGGTGCGTCACAAATGAGTAGTGATAATATCATTATGACATTATTACGTAGTAAAATCTATGAACATGATTTAAGACCTGAAGAGCTATTGGATGGGGATATTGAGGCGGTACTTATTTTCTTACGTAACACTTCATTTGGTCCTGAATATAAAGTGTCAGTTACAGACTCACAAACAGGAAAACCATTTACACATACAGTTGTGTTAGATGAGTTAAATATTAAGAAAACACAACACCAACCTGATGAAAATGGTTTTTTTACAACAACATTACCAAAATCAGGGGTTAGTGTTAAATTAAAACCATTGAGTTTTGCAGAAACAACTGAAATCAGTAAAATGGCTGAGCAATACCCCGCAGGTAGAACCGCACCAACTATTACTTGGAGATTAGCAAAACAAATTGTTGAAATTAATGGAAACGATTCCAAAGAACAGATTGCAAATTTCATTAACACAATGCCAATTATGGATTCCAAATATATCCGTAATTTCATTAGAGAAAATCAACCTTCATTAGATTTAACAAAAACAGTAAAAGCCCCTTCAGGAGACTTGGTAACTTTCGAGATTACCTTTGGGGTGGAGTTTTTTCGGCCTTTCTTCTAATCACAAACAACTTTTAATCGAAGAGTATTATTTTTTGGCGAGATTTATTAGGTTATCTTACACCGAATTTCACATCATGCCAACTTATATGAGAAAGTACCTCATCGACAGAATTATTGAGGACAATACGCCAAAAACATAATAGTAAAATTGTTTTTGGTGTATTTATACATATATAATACTTAACCTATGGCAGAAACTACTAACGAACCTGGTGGAGACTTTTTAAGTAAAGTCCAAGGAGCACTCGAACAAAGTGTTGGAAAAATTACCGATGCTTTGGCAACTAATTTACGTGCGGGAGATATCGCTAAGGTAATTCAAGAAATTGACGATAAAGCGACAACAATTGTAAAATCTTTTGGACAAGGTCGTGAAAACATTGTTAACTTAAAGGCCGCTATGGCAGACGCCGCCTCTGAAGTAGAGAGAATGGGGGGTAGTTTTGACGACATTGTTAGTATTCAAAAAGATGTTGCAGAATCATTAGGTCGAAATTTAATACTAACCTCAAGTTCCTATAAAGATATATACGCCACTTCAGAAGTAACGGGTCAAAACGCAAAAGAACTTGTTACTAATTTTAAGGATGCTGGTATGTCAGTTTACCAAGTTACTGGTGAAATGAGTAAAGTTGTTAACATTGCAAGAGAATCGGGGGTTAATGCTCAAGCGGTTAGTAAAGAAGTCCTTTCAAACATGACCGCATTAAATCAATTTAATTTTGCGGGTGGTGTCTCAGGATTAGCCAAGATGGCGGCTCAAGCCTCATTACTAAGAGTTGATATGAATAGTACTCTTAAATTAGCTGATGAATTATTTAGTCCTGATAAGGCGATTGAATTGGCGGCATCAATGCAAAGATTAGGTGTTGCGAATTCAGAACTATTAGACCCATTACGTTTAATGGATATGGCTCAAAATGACCCCGCAGAACTCCAAAACCAAATCTCAAAAATGAGTGAACAATTTGTTCAATTAGGTGAAGATGGTAAGTTTGAGATTATGCCAGGGGCTAAGAGACAGTTAATGGAGGTTGAGAAAGCCATGGGTATGAGTAGGGGGGAATTATCTAAAATGGCGTTGTCAAGTGCTGAGGTTGCCGATAAGATGCAGAAAATTAAATTTCCATCAAGTTTTACTGAAGAAGAAAAAGGATTAATTGCTGGTATGGCAGAAATGGGGGCTGGAGGTGAATATAAAATCCAATTAGGAGGAAAAGAGTTGGGTATTACTGAAGCGATTTCGGAATTACAAAAAGACCCTGACCAAATGAAAGCTCTTAAAGAAATGGCTCAACCTAAAAGTATGGAAGAGTTAGCCAAAGACCAACTAACAATTTCGAAATCTATGGACGCATCTTTAAAATCAATGTCAAATAGAACAGGTCGAGCGTTAGCGGGAACTAAAGTTGCCAATCAGGCCTTAGAGGCCCCAAAACTATTATATGATGCTGCCGCCGAATCGTTATCAGGAGATAAATTAAGTAGTAGAAATCTTAGAAGTGGTTTAGGTACAGGAGCGGAAGAAGTTTTAGGTTCAATTAACAAATTATTTAAAGGTGAGGGGTCTATGAGTGAAACCTTTAATGTTGTTAAAGGAAGTATGGAGAGTACCGCTAATTTTATGAAAGGGGCTTATGCTGAAGCGTTAGATAAAGGGGCGGTTGCTGCCTCAAATTTGGCAAAAGAACAAAACATTTTTCTTGAAATGTTACA